TGTGTATGTTGGCGTGTCACGCCAACCGCCCTCACGTCAGCACCATGAGCGGTGCCAAATCCCGCAGCCGTCCGTCCACTATATCCACCGTCATTCCTAACGCCTCGGCAATCGCCTGGATGGTCTCTAAGGCTACGGCATATTTGCCAGCCTCGATACGGCTCAGGTGTGTGCGCTGGATGCCAGCCTTGTCAGCCAGCTGCTCCTGCGTCAAGCCTTGCATCTTCCTGAGCGTCGTAATCCGCAATCCTATGCGGTCGCGCGTCTTCTGTTTCTGTTCCTCTGTCATAGTTCCTTTAATATAATGGTGAAATAATGATGTTTCCTTTTCGCTCTGGTTCAGCCTTCAGAAGTATGTCAGTATATGTGCCGCAAGCTGAGTCCGTACCCTCAAACAAGCAGTCGCCAGCGCAGCCGTTGACTATCTCATACACGCCACTCCATCCTTGCGCCTTACGCTCATCGTGGAGCATCTTGTTCACTTCGTCAAGCATTTGGTGAAATGCGTTCCACTGGTCGGGGAACTTCACGTATTCCTTGCAACAATCCAGCAGCGAGTCACGCAGCATCGTGAGCCTGTCGAGTTTGCTCATGTTTTTTATCTTTGCCATAGTCCTTTGAGTTTTTAGTTGGGAGGGTTGCCCCTCCCCGTTTGATTGTTTAGAAATCTGTTGCCCATGTGAACTTTGCCTTCAGGCTATCCAGTGCTTTTTCTGTTACGAGGTATGCGCGATTTGTGTAGATGCCCTCTCCGATGCTCTCGATGCTTCTGTTAGTCTTGATGATTGTCGGGCGATTGAAGATGATTTCGTAACGCTTGCCAATGCTGGTGATCAGGAAATCTACGCTCTCTTTGTAGTCATCAATTGATGTGCGCTTGTACTCGCCCTTCTGGATGAAGTTAGGATTCTCAACCATGTAACCCGTAGCCTTGATTCCGTTTGAAATTGTTGTTGTCATAACTTTGTTGCCGCTTATCCGTTGCCGCCGGTTCTAATTGTTATTTGTTTTATTTTTACATTGCAAAGATACAACATATTTTCGATATGTGCAAGTATTTACACATTTATTTTCGGTAAAAGTGTTATTATTTGCACTTTTTCCAGCCTTTTTGTGTAGTGATACAGCGTTTTGTAATCTTAGATGTTACAAAATAGGCGGTTTTTGTGCTATTACTTACACATTTATTCTTCTATTTTGGTACATTAAATATCCATTCCTCTCCGCCGTTGAAATACTTCTGATGAAAGCCGTACACGCGGTGGGGCTTGTTGTCGCTGCCGTTCAGGTAGCCGTCCATCGGCGAGTAGTGCCAATAACCTTCTGAGAAATAGCTGTGGCTCTTCGTGCAAAGATACCACAGCCCTTTGATGATCTTCATTGTTTCTCCATCCGTTTACGTTGCAACTCTTCGGCCTGCTTCTGCATCGCTTCAAGTCTCTCGGCCAATCCGCTTTTCTCTTCCTTGGCTGGCGGTTGCTTGATTTGCGCCAATGCCAAAGCCGCAAGCGATAGCATGAGTTGTGAATACTGAGCACGTTCCTCGCAGTTCTCGTCGAGCAATCGGTTGAAGTCCGTCAGTATCGGGTCTTCTGCCGACAGTGCAATGTCAACCGCTTCGTACAATGCTTTCTCGTCTTCCTCGTTTCTACAGGCACCCAACATAATACCTTTCACGATTTCGACAAACTTGTTGGGAATTTCAATCAAAATCTTCATAGTTCCTTTTGTTTTAATCGGTTCTAATCCCATTCCGATGAAGTCTGGCTTTGCATTCACCACTTCAAGCGGATCATCAATCCAATGTCCTTCGTTATCAAACATAATCTATAATATTTTACTGTTGCACATTCCCCTCGCTCAAATCAAACACATAACAGGCATCCAATAGCGCGTGAATGGGGTCTATCTTCGTGTGCTGCTGAGTTTTGCGGATGGCGCGGAGTTCCGATGATGAAATCTCCACCTTCGCATTCCCGAAGCACCAGGGCCACAAGGGGCTGTTGCTCAGATACAGAAACGGAGTGTCGTTGGTGTAACTCCAGCCGCCGCTGTCGATGTTGTACTCCTGACCCAATAGCAGCCACTCCAACTTCTGAATCAGTCCGTTCATGTTGACGAACGACTGCGGCACGGGGACAACCATGCGCTTGATGACTGCCGGTATTTCCTTCGACGAAACACCCTGTGCCTGAAAGAGCGACTGAAGCCATGCCTTGATGGTGTTAATCGGCTGTATCGACTGGGCAGGATCGTACCCAAAAGAGAAGAGGTTCAGCCCTTGCGAGTTCTTTGCCATCAGCTCGTTGATGGCGAGGTCTGGGTTAAAGACTTCGCCCGGACATTTCTTCAACCACCCTTGTTCAATCCACATTTCATATAGTTGGCGGTTTGGCGACTCCTTTAGAGCACTTTCAACTATCCATGCGTCACAATCTGCAAACATCCGCTGGTCGGCGGGCATGTCCTGCCGGTAGTTCACGCCCAGATAGGTGATGGCGAAGAGGTCATCATTCCCCCCGAAGTCGAGTCCCACGAAGATGTTCCAACCGTCCTCGTACTTGCAATCCGTGATGCGCCGCTCCACCTGCCTTGGCCGTATCTGGTCGCCGCTGAGCCACTTCACAAACCTGTCTGACTGCCACATATTAAAATCCTTCGTCAGCACCTCCTGCTTCGTGTCGTCGGTGCCGGTGGCCGCTTCGTGGAGTCGTTCGCGGTAGTAGGTCGGCTGCACGGTCGTACCTATCGAGCGGTTCACCTTCTTGAACAATTCGGGGTCGTCGAGCTTCGACAGGTCGTCGGTGATTTCCCATTTGTCGAGTTGCAGCAGCATCGCCGTCCAATAGTCTTCGGGTGTGCGGTGCGGCTCGCCCAGGGGGTAGTCGAGTTCCTGAAGCAGCGAGGCTTCCACCTGTTCGAGTTTGGTCTTATACGGCCCGTCCTTCACCTTTCCGGCTGTGGTGGTATGCAGCAGCAGTTTTTCACGACGGGGGCCAGTAGAGCCCCAAGCCGTTTCAACCGTCGATTGCATGTCGCTCACGCCGTTCACATATCGCGCCTGACCGTGCTCGTCGGCATGAACCACCGAGGCATACAGACCGTCCTTCGAGGTCTTACCAGCCGACAGGCACTTGATTTCACCTTTCATTTTGTGCCCTGGCTGCCAGTTCATGCCGTTGCGGGTCATGCGGAACAGCTTGCCGCCCATGCGGTTTGTGCAAGTGGGGTCAATCTGCATGGCGAACTCGCGGATGGCCTTATATGCTATCTGGCTCTGCTCACCAGAGTTGGTGCATATCAACGCCTGGCCGTTCACGTCGCCGAGGAAACAAACCTCCGTGAAGTCCTCAGCCGCGCCCAGCTCCGTCTTGCCGCTCTTACGGGTGAAGAACCAGTGCGCCTCCTGAATCAGCCTGCGCGTGTCCCATACCATGCCGTCCTCGCCCACCCATTCCGACGGCAGCAGCGCGTCGCCCTCGTAGTAGGGTCGCTCCATGCAGACGTCCGTCACGAACATGTGGATGGAGCACTCGGCATACACCTGGAACGGCATCAGCCGGACGTGCTGCTGTCCTCTCGGTGTCGAGAATTTCAGACCGCCCTTCACATGCCGCCCGTCTTTCCACTGTCCCTCTATGGCGGTGATTTTCCGTCGCGCCCTTGGGATGTCGAGGTCGTAGCTGTCCATCAAACGCAGGGTTTTTCGGATGCCTAACAATTCATACATGTTTGCATGTGAAGCGTGATTGCTCAGAGCGTCTTCGATGTAAATCATCAGTCGCCCGTCGATGCTGTTCAATCTGTCAGCATAATGAAAAAGTGCATCGCTGATGTCAGCAATGCACTTGTCTTTTTTCTCCCAGTAATCTGATAAATCGTTCATATCTTATTCGATGTATTTCCAACGATAGCCGCGTATGGTTTTAGTTTTACCACGACAAGCGGCTGCGATTGCAACGTGGTCAACTCCTATCACTTTGGCAGCGTCCCTCGTACTTTCAAATTCTGCTATCACATTCCCTTGTATATCCATTTGGGCGACTTTCTTACTCCGCTTGTTCTTCCCGTAGTGCATATTGTATTTGTGCGTACACCATTCGAGATTGTCAGCCAGATTGTTCAGTTTGTCCTCATCCTTATGGTTTACGAATTTATAGTTGTGAGGGTTCGGCACGAAAGCCTCTGCCACCAACCGATGAATGTTGCGGAGGATTCTTTGGTCGCCTTTGTTCAGTCCTACGAATAGATAATGTTTCCGACCGTCGAAAGCAGGTGTCAATATCTTCTCCGCCTGGTGGTACTCCGTGATGGTTCCCCACCTGTTCAGTCGGTGTGATACGTGGGCGAGTTTCTTCACTCGCCCGAAATTGCTCACTTGATAAAGACCTTCAAAGCCTTTAATGTCTTTCCAAATCTCTTCCATCATATCGAGTCAACTTCATCGTAAGCCGTTACACTCATGCGGAAGGCTGGCATGTTCTCGTTCAACTCTATCATGTGAGCCATTGCCGCGAACCGCTTCATAAATCGTGAGAAGTCGTAGAGAGCATTTTGCATTTCGATAGCGTCAGCTGGCAGGCAAAGCGGCATCCGCTTGTTGCCCTCGGCTTCGCTTTCGTTGCGCTGCTTCACTACCTCAAGAGCAATCGTGGCAAATGTCACGTTGATCGTGTTCAGCGACCTTTGCATGGATGCAAGGTTGTTCTCGCCACAAATGTACGATGTCAGCTCGCTGATGGAGTGAGCCACGTCACTTGCATTGTCCTTTACCCACTGCGTCATCAACTGATGCGCTGCGATGCGGTTTGCATACGCGGGGTCTTTCATTAAATCTTCGTTACACATAATTGTTTGAACATTAAAATTAAAATGGCAGCACTACGCGCTGTTCAGGCCCTATGTGTGCGGTGCCTTGTCGGTGTTTCCACTACGACACGCGGTTACTGCCAGTATTTCTTTTTCCTTTGGGGCAAAAAAATTGCCGCTGGTTTCAGCGACATCTCCTGCCGCACACATCTTTGAACGGTGCAAAGATAAGAAAAAATCTTTTAATGTTCCAAACAATCGGGCAGAAAATTAAGATATTTTAGGGAAATTGCCCTTTGGCTTACGCCGCAATCCCGATTAGCGGGAAACGCTCAAATGTCAGCCAACTCGGTGTTGGTGATTTCGTTGTTAATTACCGCTTCGGCAAAGAAGCTGTGGCTGCCCTGCTGGGCACTCGTCGGGTTGTACTCCCGAACTCTGTACTTGACTTTACTCATTGTCGTATCGTTTTAATTGTTCGATGTCGTTCATATTAATAATACGATGGTCGATGGATAATCAAATCGACCAATGCTTCTTTGGATAGTTGCAATAATTCCTGCCGACGTTTCTCATAGTCGCGCAGACGTTCTTCGTAGGTCTGAGCACTCACAGCCCATCCCGTATGCCCTGCCGTTTGACTGACGATGCCAGCCAAAGCGCATTGGTCGGTGTCTGCGATGTGATGCGGACACGTCCAACATGGCGGCGCGGTTAGTGCTTTGTAAGGGCAGTTAAGCGGTGGTATCATCTTCGTCCTCGTCTTCGTCATCATCATCGTATGGCTCATCATCGTACCAATGACAGCCGAAGTTTTCCTCTTTGTATTCGAGGTAAGGCCAATCGAAGCGGGCGGTTACTACACCGTCCTCGTCGGGATGGTCAACGAAATCGGAATATTTCGCCTTGTGCTCTTGGCGTTTCTCTCCGTCCTTGCCGTAGGTGCAAGTGACGTAGGTGTATTCGTCATCCGTCAGTAGTTCGGGGCAATTCTTCTCTACCCATGAGCGAGGTGCTGCGATGGTGTAGTTTTGGCTCATGTCGATGACACCGTAATAGATGCACAACTTGTTTTCCTTTGCCCACTTGTCGTTTCTGAATGTCTGATTGAGGTCATCACCCAACCACTTCTTAAAGTTCTCTGTCGGTGGGTAATCACGACCGCAGAACCAGTTGTTCACGCTGAAATAGATAATTTCTTCCATAGTTCCTTAAATTGATTTTAATTGTGGCGAAATCGCCATATTTGTAACTTTCCTACAAAAACGAAGAGGAAAGACCAACATCTTTCCTCTTACATCATACATCATACATCATACATCCGAAGGCCTACGGCTCCAGCCCCCCGCCCGTGTCCTGACTGCCACCGCCCTGCTGGTTGCCGCCGTTGTTGTCGCCGGTGTTACCACCTTGTGCGGGTTCGTCGTCGTTGGGGATGGCTGTGTCGGTTGCCACCATCTTAACCTTTTGTGCCTGCTTGCTCAGTGCAAACTGCTTGCTGAAGGTTTAGCTCGGCGGCCCGAAGGGGAAAGCCAACTTCACGCCGATTGTGGCACCAAGCACCCAATTAAGGCGGTCAGTAGTCAGGT